CAAGACCAACAGCCAAAGCACCGATACCTGTGGTAATAAGTGCCGACCTGATTATCTTAAAAGCGTTAGCGCCTACAGTCCCGAAGGTTGCCATAGCAAAGGTAGCCGCCTTAATCCCGTAGACAATCCCCAGTCTACCAAGCCACACGGCAGCAAAAGCCGTTGCGTATGCTATAATCTTTTGTAGGTTATTGGCGAGAAGGTTAATAGCAGACATGGCCACGCCAGAAATAGCGCTAAATAGTTGTCTCATAAGAGTAGCTATAGGCTCAAGTTCACCCTTGAGCTTTGCCATCTCATCAGCAGCAGCACCAGTACCAGTCTCCATCTGAGACAGGGGTGCAGCAAAGGCTGTAAAGATAGCCAACACAGCACCAGCAATAGCACCCATAGGGCCAAAGATACCGAGAAGCTGTGAACCCTGCTGACCGAAGGCTACAAAGGCGTTTGTACCACCCTGAAGCTGGACTGCAAAGTCACCTACCTGATAACCGACCTGCTGTAGCCCAACAGAACCAAAGCGCTTAAAACTACGAGTACCCTGCACAAGAGCAAGGTTCATGCGCTGGACCTGCTTTGCGGTCTTGCCGTACTGCGCACCAAGAGCAATAAGCTGCTTGTTAGCATTACGCTGGGTAATAACACCTAGCTGAACCGCCTTGTTTACCTGAACAAGAGTTCGCTGAAACTCCTGCTCTTTTCGTATAAGGGGGTCTAGCTTTGCGGTCAGCTTCGTGTTGGCTTTCTCAAGAGCAGCCGTGTCTTTGGTTGCTTGCCTTATCTGGCTAGAGTCAACCGTGATTTTAATATCAGCCATTCATAACCCTCATGTAAACTAAGTCGAGCCTCTTAACTGCTTCTACGTCTCTTGCAGACAGTGGCGTCTGAGTTAGTTCCTTCCATGCTCTTATTTCTTCGTAGGTAATCGGGTTAGGGCCATTGAAGCCAGAAGTCCGTGCGGACGATAAACTAATAAAGGCAGACCAGAGATACTCGATGGAAATAGGGAAGTCGGGGCCTTCTAATTCCTTTGGAGTACGTCCTGTCTGCCTTTCTACTTGCTCTAAATGTTCTAGTTTTGTTGCGCCATCTTGACTCTTGGATAGGTCGAAGCTCCATTCAGCATACTCGACCAATTCGTCAATTAGGCTTGCGTAAAATCCAGAGTGTCGTTAATCGCCTCTTCAAGCTGGTCTTTAATCCAGAAATACTCTGTGTAGATTTCCCGTGCCTTCGGTACAGTCAGCTTAGGGCTTTCACCATCATAGGTGATGTCCCATTCTTTTGTAGCCTTGGCAAGAATGTCAATAGTTGACTTTTCTAGGTCAGCAGCGGACAGTTGCATCTTCTTGGACTTCTGCATTGCAGCAAGCCGCCTATCCGTCTGCTCATGCACCAGCTTCTTGTACTCCTTGGAGTGTGGTGCGTACAGAGTGATACTCATTTCGTTGTCCGAGCCTTCGTTCATCAGAGGCTCAAGAGTGTTTGGATGTACCAGAATAACTTCGATAGTGTCCGAAGCTGGGGTAAGGTTCTTCAAATCCATTTGTCGGGTTCCTTCATGGGGTCGGGTGGGAAAATGAATGAGAGAGGGAGCCACCCGACAAGCTCACCTCTCTCCCCTCGGCCAAGGGATTCTTATGCCGCAGACTTGGTAATCTTAATCAGCGTGTTCGTGTCGGTTGCCGAAGCGCTAAGGTCAGTGTCATCACGCAGGGCGATGAACGACATGTTGACCAAGCGAGACGTAGGACCGTCTACACCAACGTCAGCGGAGTTAATCTTGATGCGTGGGAACGTGAAGGTCAGGGTACGAGCCACAGACTCAGGGTCGCCCACTACAACCTCAAGTGCAGATTCGGTCTCACCCAAGAAGCGGTTAATCATCGTAGCGTCCTCAAAGTACGCAGTGATGGTCCCTTCCAGAGAAGCCGTGCCAAACTCAAGGTCAGAAGCAGAGGTCTCACCTACAACCATAGTCGGAGCAAAGCCGTTGGTCAGGGTGAAGTCTACTGCGGTAATGATGGTCAGGTCATTGCCAAGAGAGCCTTTGTCGCCCAGCTTGATGCTGCCAGAGTAGGAATCAAAGGGCTGATTGTCTGCGGAAGCAGTAACGGTCTTTTGGTCCCCAGAAATCGACATATCCCGACCGACAATACCAAAGGTCGAAGTGACCATCTGGTTAGGAGCCAGAGATACCGCCATGCTGTTTACAGTACAGCCAGTAAACAAACGAGCTTGGTCAATGTCTGCTGCGTAATCTTCGATGGTCAGGAACTTGGGCGTAGTGCCAAGGATAGCAGCATTGGTTACAGTCGTACCATCACCAGAGGTAAAGCCAGTGTCGAAGCTGCTGTCCGACATAAGGGCAGATTCCATGAGTACATCAAACTCATCGTGGCGAAGGTCTGCTACAATATCACCACCAACAGAACGAGCGCCGTGGCGGTCTACCGTGGGCATACGGTGGGATTGAATGTCAGTACCAGCCAGACGCTCTTTAGCGAGGTTCAGGGACTGAGTGGAAAATGGGAGGTTAGTGAAGCTAGTAGCAGTCGTCGTAAAATCGCTCTGAACACCGACTGCCAACTGTGAACGAGAACCTTGTGCGAAAGCCATCTGCTTCCTCCTTAGTTATAAATGTAGAACCCGATGTTCACCGGGACATAATAAAACGGAGTGTCCAACCCGCCACCTTCTCGTTCGGCATAGTCGATAGACACTGTAATCTCACTGCCACCAGAGGGAGTATATGAGACATCTGTAGTAGCTTCAAAGGCGTTAAGAACCTTGTCAGCAATCTCATCTGCTGCACCGGGGCCGTTGCCCTCTGGTGCGTGGCAAATGACCCGAAAGACCCCTTGATACCGTTGCTGGGGATTTAAGCCCCGTACAGCGGGTCTACGCAAAGTGGGGAGGAAACTGGTCTCAACATACGAAGTGCCGTTCACACGGTCGTAGGAGACGTTCTCATGGGAAATGGCGGGAATGTCGGTTACAGCGGCCAGCTTAGTCTCTAGGGCTGCTCGAATGTCTCGGTAGATACTAGCCATAAATGTCCTCAATCTGAGCTTTTACCCCGTACAACTTCTCTACCTTATCCGCATGGGGAGCGCCATTGATAAAGTAGAACCGAGAAACCTCAACCTCAACGTCGGCTCTTCTAGGCCCCCCTGTGCTACCTTCCCCAAAGGCAAGCTCAATATCATTGGCAAGGTTATTCAGGGCCTCGCCCTTTTTTGTGCCGGGGTCTTGTTTGCGGGGCTTGCCAGTTCCAGTCTTGCGCCTCCCGCCACCGGGGTTGTCCTTAAAGGTCCAAGAGTTTACATAGGCACCAGTGTCTACAGGGGAAAGCCTTACGATGTCCTCTGCAATCTGTGTCAACTCAAACTCAGCAGCTTCTTCAATGGTTTCGTTAATGCGAGCCAGCTTTTGTCGAAGGCTGCTGCTAATCTTTGCGCTGATTGGCTTTTGATTTGCCATTAGTCAAACACCTCGCAGAGGTAACAGACGGCCTGACCACCACTAAAGATGGTACGAACGGTAGTAATATTCACCGTATCTCCATTCCCTAAAATCTGGTCTTCGTCATCAGGGGTAGCTGAAAGACCTTTAGCGGGAATGACACAGGCTCGTCTGCCTCTCCTAGTCTGATTGAGGTCAGATGTACCCTCTGCTAGGTTATAGAAGTATCCAGTAAAGGAATAGTCCGTAGTCGCACTTCCACTAACAGTACCAGTGGAAGCATCGTAAGTGCCTCCCGTGGTGACTTTGCGGAGGGTAAGGGTTTCGCCAAAGTCTTGGACCAACTTCAAAAGGTCACTTGCATTAAACGACATGGACTATTCCTCACTCGTAATCCGCAGAACCGTTGTAGTTCGGTGGGTTGCGGAAACGATCCCTGCGGAAAGATGGGGTGACACGATCAGTGTCCTGTCTTACCACAGAGATAGCTGCCTTACTGAGGCCCCCAGCTTTGACGCCGAGACCGGACTGTCTTTTGGACTCAGACTCAAGAGTTTCCGCAAGGGCCATGTAATGGGCGTGAAGATCAGAGTAACTAGCACTAAGAGCGCCATCAAGCTCAGTGTCAACACGACGGCTATACTTAGCTGCAATAGCTCGACAGCAATAAGCACCAGCCTCATAAACATTGTCACTGGACTCAGTAAGAACAAAAGCAATTTCATCGTCTTGTACCTGTACGTCGGTGGAGTCAGTGTCACCTACGAGAAAACGTACTGCATTGCGACGGCCTGTCGCAGTGGTGGTATTAAGATCGTCAACATCGTAGGTGAACGTCATTATGCTTGCTCCCAATCTGACCAAGGGCTGTTACGCCAAGTACGGATATGACCACGTTGTTTCTTCGTGACCGTAGAAGCCTTACACTTCTTCATGTTGTATTCACGCTCTGTCTTCGTGAACTCCTTAACCTTCTTGTTGATGCTCTTTACGATAACCGTAAGTTCATCTTGGCTAAGTTCGTCAAGGCCATCTCCGACAACCTTACGCTTGTTCTCACTAGGAGGCTCCTGCCGGAGAAGCCCCCTGTTGAAGAGAGAGATAGCATCTTCCCAAGGGATGCCTCGATAGTCCCAATCAAAGACATCCCCCGGTTTCCACTCAGACCCATAGCCCTTAAACTCTTGTCTAACGAATTGGGTCCAGTTAAGTTGAAAAGGCAACTTAGAGTAGTCGGGTGTCATACTCCAGTTCCTTATGCGTCGGCAGCTACGATTTTCTCGAAGAAGTAACCCAATTCTGAGCCTACCATCTTCATGTCGTAGGACATCTTCACCTGAATCATCTCAGCAATCTGCTGACGCTTAAGAGCATCGTCAGAGAAGGACTCAACGGTGATACCGAGGTTGTTAGCACCCGGAATGCTGTTCCATGCGAAGGTCAGACCAGACGCAGGGGTCATCAGACCAGCATTACCCGGAGTGTAGCAAAGCATAGCGTGGCGACCACCGATGAAGCTATTCACCTCAGTTGCGCCTTCAGTGGTGTCATTCTGGACAGCTTCCATGACGTAGTAGTTCTCTACCTCAAAGATTTCGGCCAGCTTCGCCTTAGTAACCAAAGCAGTGTTAGCAACCGTAGCACCACCATTCAGGCGATCAAGGATGTCTGAGTTGTGCAAGAGAGCATCGTGTACGTTACGACCAACAACCAGAGTGTTTGGACGGAAACCGCCAGACTTAAGTTGGATGGTACGAGACGCATCGGTGATGTTCTTGATTGGAGAAGAGTTAGCCTCGTCCCACTCGGTAATGGAGCGACCAGACAGAAGGTCTTCTCCCGCCGTCCATACACCAGCAGAGAAAAAGTTCGTAGCGAACTGCTTCTCACGGTGGATCATAAGACGCATAGCCAGCGTTTGCGCTCCGGCAGAACGAATGTCCAAAGCAGCATCTTCGTTAGCAAGAGTTTGCTCATCGAAATCCATGCCGAGGCCATACACGTCAGCAAAGTAGCTGTCGCTGGAAACGGACATGCCGATACGCTCTACTTCGGTACGAGGTGCCAGCTTCTTAACGTCGCCAGTACGGTTCATGTCAGCACGGCTGTACTGGTAGTACTTGTCAGACTGCTTGTCTACGCCTACAATAGGGAAGACTTTATCTGCGATGAAGTTGTCCTGAGACTGAGCATAAGCAGTCGTCAGGTTGGTCAATGGTACATCAATATGCACATTAGATGGGGTCAGCAAAGGCATTTGTTATTCCTCTTCCTTAACTGCTATTACGAGTGGAACTTAGAAGGGAGGATAAGAACAGAAATGATCTCATCTGCGCCAGAGGCG